TAAAAGTCTTTTCTGTTGCTGTGATTGTCTGTGCAGAAGCATCACTGTTTTCACCACTGGTGACCACGGAAGTTGCCAATGTTGGATAGATACCAACGTGTGCAGCCTTACCTGGTTGACCGGTTAGGTTGTAGTTACGAACTAGAGGGCGCATAAACGCCTTCTCTTGCATTGTGAACAATGCGGTTTGCTGGATTGTGGTAAACAGACCAGCAAGGGTGGATGTTGTTGAATTTGCCATAATAGGGCTCCTTTAAATGTTAAATTCGAATACCTTTAGATTTCATGTGTTCTTTATAAATGGCTCGGTCTTTTGAGTCACTCATATTGAGTTTTGAGATATCAGGAAGTCCAAAATTACCATTGGATTGCGCTACTGAACTTTGACTGCCTGACCCCATAGGTCCTGCTGTGACAAAGTGTGGGTTAGTTGATAAAAATTCATTTACCAATTCATCTGCGGTCATTGCTGTGCCGTTTTCGTTGTATCTTATAGATCCACGATCATCTAACACTTCGACCTCACCTGCGTCATTAAGACGGATTTGGTCCTTTAATAACCGCACCACTTGTTGAGGATTCACTGCTTTACGACCAGAGGCCGCATTGAGCACTGCACCATCAACTTTGATAGCCTGCAATTCTCGTTGTAGTTGTTGAATAGTTTGGTCTTTTTTGCCAACAGTGCTTTGAAGAATTTTTTCAAATTCGCCACGTTTGGCCTGTTCCTCAGTTTGCTTTTTTTCTTCAGCATCAATGAGTTGACGATACTTATCAACATCTACACCTTCATATTGTTTCATAAGTTTAGACCTTTCACGGCCTAGTCTTTCTTTCACAATACGATCAATGTCTTCTTGGGTAAAACCCGATTTTCCTGCCTGGCTTTCTGCTGTGAAATCTAAATCTGCAGTAGGGTCGCCAGTTACCTGTTCTTCATTCATTTAAGAGCCTCCTTGTTAGGTGAAGTGAGTAACACCAATCCAGATTGAATCTGTTTGATACGATATTTACCAAATAGGTAAAAATTTAATATTTTTTCTTGCCAGGACCTGGTTTTCTTTTCTTGCGATTGGTCTTGGTTCTCATTCCGCGTTCTGGTAACATTCTCATAGTTTTCTCCTTTTACTATATGCATGTGACTTTTTATTTCTTCTTCAAATTCTTTTTGGCCCAGGCTATGCCAGCAACTCCACCCCAGCCAAGATAGGCCTGAGTGCCCGGAGTATTCTTACCTGGTTTATAATATGTTCTGGCACGAGTCAAAAATGCCAGTGTTCTTTTCACAGTGCTCTGACTTACATTCTGACCCGAAGCAAACTGGTTGGCTCTTTTCAATCCAACTGCTGTCATGCCTTTGCGACTATTGGGTGCTTTGGCTCTCAACGCCAACGCACGTTTAGCATTGTTTTGCATTTGTTTTGTTGGTCTAGGCATGTTCATTGCTCCCTATTGATTATTTCGTGCAGTTGTTCTCTATTGGCGTTTTCCGTGTCTAACATTTCTTGACGCCTAACACCAATTAATTTTTTCATAGCCATTAAACTTTTTCTTGCACGAACACCAGCAGCCGCATAACCTTTGCGTTGCCATCTTTCATTTTCTTTCATGTAGGCATTGAACAACTCTACTATTTGAAGATGTGTGTCTGTGGGTTTAATTGCATAGATACTATTTTTGATCATGCTGTCCATGTCAAAACTAAAGTTCTGCAATTCTTTTTCTAAATTTTTTATATCAACTTTCATCTTGTTCTTAATCGTCAATTGGTCCACCACCAACCCATGCATCACAGGTTCTCTGTGAGGCGCATTTGAAATCAAATGCTTCACAATAACCTAACTGACCGGCTTGCACAGTGTCATATTCATCTCCTGTGCTACCTCCAGCAGCCAAGCCTGCTTCAATGCAATCTTCTATTTTATCTGTAATGTTAAAGGCAGCACAATTACCACAACGGCTTTGCTGTGCTTGTTCAACAGTAACAGACCATTTGTCTGCCAATGCCATCCAGAATACTCTATTTGGTTGCAAAGGATTCAAAGGTCCATAATTGGCTGTGTCTATGGCTTTTTGTCTATTGGCAAGATTAACTGTTATATCTTGCGTAGCAATCGGGCAACTTTCTGTGGATTCATATTCGTCCTCGTCTTCTGATTCTTCTGGTTCAGAAGTTTCAGGTGCCATAGTTTCTTGTTCATCAACAACTTTGGAATCTGCTTCATCAAAGTCCTCCAACAAATCATCTAATTTACGATCATCATCTATGATGCTCATTAACATTAATTTTTCTGCTTGTTTAATCAACACAGGATTTGTAGGTTTGGCATCTAACACAGTCTTATACATGATCACATCATTGTAACGGTCTTGAATGTTAAATGAGTCTGGATACTTGACCATGCCAGTCCACTTGGTGCCTTGCCAAAGAGCAAACAGTCTCCAAATTTGTTCTTCGCCATGCTCAAGGTAGTCGCCTTTTTCTGAAAGTCGGGCGTTTAGTAGTTGGAACTCTGTAGCCAGTGCCACGCCACTAAGTCTACGACTTTCAATACTGCGAATGCCACCCATGTAGGTCATGCGGTCAATGGCTAGAACTTTGTGTGTAATTGATGCCAGTAGACTGTCTACACTTGAACCAGTAGGCTGTAATAGATAAGGCTTTAGTCCTTCAGGTAGGTCATGAGGCATTTGTATGATACTGCCGGCACCTGCTGACGCATTGGTGTCCGCGGTCTTTACAAGACTGGGGTGATTTGTCAGTCTAATTAATTGCTCCACCTCACTAAGTTCATTTGATATGCTACGTTGCATGTCCGCCACGTCCGCCACGTCACTGATACCAATGCCTCTGCTGGGACTTCTTTGTGTGTAGATGCAGACTGCTGGGATTACGCCTAGTGCATTAGGCATTTCGTCAATGACTTTAGGTTCTGCATCACCATGCATCATGGCCACAACTTGAACTATTTCTGGAGTGTAGATGCGGAATAATTCAGCACCACTGTCATTGCCTTCAAATACTTTCAAGTAGACCAATCTATACACGCCATTATACTCACGGGCCCAACGCCAGTCAATGACATTCTCCGGAGTGTATATGGTCATGTAAGGTCTAATGTTTTGTTCTAGTTCCTCAGCACGAGTATAGGTCTGCACTGCTGGCTTGTCCAATACCACCCAGGTATGTCCGTAGATGCTGGCATAGGTGCTGACATCACGCATGACAGAATTGAAACTGCGTCCATCTAGGTCACAGTCTTCTAAAAATGCTGAGACAATTGGATCACCTTCCAATGAACCAAACACACGCTTGGGGCTTTGTCTAAACAAAAAACTGTTATAGATGCTGACAATGTTTTTTACATGATTGTCAAGAGGAGTTGAATCTATTCTAGTTTCGTAGTCCTCTGTGTTTTCTTGTTGATAAGCAATGAGATATTCACCATCTTTGTAGTCAGCACCTCCCATGTAGGAGTTGATTAGAAATTTCCATCTTTTGATGTTTGACTGCCACATTGGGTGGGCTGATAGTATTTCGTCTTTGTTGTATTTCATTATTTCCACCTTTTTGTGCCGAACTGCCAATGCGCTGGTTCTTCGTATAATTCTATTTGAGGTTTAACTGGGGCAATAAAGTCAATGGCGTAACTACACGCATCAACCATGTGATCCAATCCTGAATCTTTGTCAATTTGGTTTGAATCCGGTTTGTATGATAGACGTTCTAAACAATCTATCATGTTTTTGCATTTGGGATCAACAAACATATGTCTAAGCCCATCTGCTGATTTTAATTTGGCATTTAATGAATTGATACGATCACGCACTGCGGTGTGATGGTTTCTAGCCTTGACTGTGAAGCCGGCATTCATTAAAATACTAAAGTCAGTGCGTCCACCAGCAGAAGTTTTTTTCTGTCTGGAAGCAGGATCTGGATAACAGATAATTTTGTTATTGGGATATCTATGTTTAAGTTCTGCTGCCAACTCGTCAGTGTTTGATCCTTTGAGTAATATCTCATCAAAGAACCAAAACTTTTCATTTTCAATAGTAAAGATAGCCGCAGTCATTGGGTCGTAATTGAAATCAATTCCTACGTGAATAACTGTTGGCTTTCCAGAATAAGGAATAACATTATCCTTACGATTGAAGTTGTAGGCCACTGTGCCTGAATAGGTATTGAAAGTGGCCATGTATTCTTGTTCAAAAGTTCTAGCATCAAGGTCACGACGTGCTGATTCTATCTCTTTTTGCGGGACGTTCCCTCCGTCCAAAGTTGTGAATTGAAAGGCTGTCCAGTCTTCAGTGTGCAGAGCATAAGAATACAGTTCATGACTCCATGAACCAACACCACGTGGTGTGCCAAAGAACATGGCCTTGCCTTGCTTGTCACTCAGTGTAGGACGCAACACTTCTGTCCATGCCTCTTTAGGCACATCTTGAAATTCGTCAATGGCTACAAAATCTAAACCAACACCACGAAGGCTGTCAAAATTATCTGCGCCTTTGAGACATATGGTGCTGCCATTTTTAAGTTTCAGTAACAATTCACTTTCATTACT